TAAACCAAGAAGTTCAGAAGCTAAAGCTAAAGTATATTCATAGATCCACTGTCTACCTGGTTGGTTAATTTGTCTATATGTTATAGTTGAATAAGGTGCTAAACCAGGATTTGCTATTAAACCTGGGTCTGTTCCATAAGGGCTATTTCCTGATATACTTTTTAATTCGCTTTCTTTTGAGTAATCAATCCATACAACAATACCGTCTTTATCAGGCCATGGAAATATGGTTAATTTATTATTTGTTATAGAGAAAGAATACATTGAACGTCTAACGGCATTAGACATTTCAATCTCTTGTATTCTAGATATGTCCCAATAAATAGGAAATAAAACAAAATTTAATCCAGGAGAATAACTTGCCCAACCAAAGTTTTCAGTTGCACCTTGATAGTTAATACTACCTCCAATATATGGATCGTAGTATTGATTAATTGCAGGTTGTCCTTCGTAATATATTCTATTAATAGAGATTCTATCTCCGGCTGATATTAAACTTCCTGATAATGCCCATGCTTGTAAATCATAAGTCTGCTTACTAGAAGTCAAATATAAAGGTGCTTTATATTGATCAACGTATCCTCCTACTTGAATTGGAGTACCGTAATTTTCAGCTACATTAATTATAGAATTTAAATTAGGAACTACTACTGTATTATTTAGTGTAGATCCTGTAGATGCTCCCTCTAAAGAAAGATAATTATCTTTTATTTTAGATTGGTAAAGTTCTTCTGCGTAAACAGAAATGGCTTCTTCAAAACAAGCATAAAAATTTATGTCTTGTAATTCTACTTCCATTATAGGATATCCTAACTTACGAGCACAGTAATTTGCTACTTTAGGACCATCTGTTTGGAATACAGTATCTAAATCATAAAAACCAAATGGAGTAGAACCTGAAATTGGTCCAGGAGTTCCATCATATATTACTGTTGTTGCTGTAGATGCCATTAATCGTGTGCTTTATATATTTCAAGAATATGTTCTACTATTGGATCACGATGATTTGTTTTCAAAGTGACTACTGCAAAACCTGGCACTTCTTTAAAATTAGTGCATATGAAATTAAAACCACTTATTTTTTTATCTTTTAAATCTATCTGAGCAGTATCTCCACATATAATCATTTTACTGCCTTGACAAATTCTACCTAATAATAACTCCATTTGTCTATGAGTTATGTTTTGTCCTTCATCTACTACTACACAACAATTAGTTAAATTTCTCCCTCTCATAAAAGCTAAAGGTATTACTTCAATATTACCTTCTGCTAATTCTTTATCTATCTTTTCCTTATTATATAATCTATACATGTTATCATATATAGCCGCTGTATAAGGAGCTAATTTATCATCTTTAGAACCAGGTAAAAAACCTATATCTTCACCTGATGTAACTGCGGGTCTTGTTAAAATAACTTTCTCAACTTCTTTACGAAATAATAAATCAAGAGCTATTTGTGCTGCAACTAATGATTTACCTGAACCAGCTTGTCCTTTTAAAACAGTTATTTTATTATTTAATATAACTAATTTGGCTTCTTTCTGTTCTTCATTAAGTTGCACTTGAAACCTGATCTCATTCTTGGGTCTACGCTTAGCACTTTTGTCAACCATATTATAACGCCTTTCAAATAAATATTGATCAATAGTAAATAAAAAACCCAACCTTACGGGGTTGGGCTTTTATAATCTATAGTAGAGTTAAATTACACTACGTTAAGATCAGCTACTACTACCAAGCCATAGTATTCAGGACGTACCATAGTCATTGCGTAACGAGTCATGATACCTTTTCTTGGAGTGAAGGTATTTGGATCGTACACAAGTGGAGTCATGATCAATGGAACATATGGAGAGTAAACAGCGCCACACTCAAGGAACTGATTGCCACGGAAACCGAGCAAGATAACGTTCTCAAGCATGTAAGGGTTTTTGTAAACCTTATAACGGCTGTTCAACTGACCGATTTTTTGTACACCGAAAGCATACTTCATTGTATCAGCTGCACCATCAGTATCAGCAGCAAATCCTGGGATAGACTCAAGAATTGTAGCTACAGAAGGAGAAACTACCATGAAGTTAGCACCACCACGCAAAGTACGCTGATGGATGATGTTAGATACTTTCTGAAGTTTGATACCCAAAGTCTGGAACCAGCTCATTTGAGTATAATAAACACCAGCAGTATTGCTATCAAATCCAGTTGCACCAGCATTGATTTGGTTACCAACCTTAGCTGACCAGTACTCAATAGTTGGAGCGTTTTGAATTAACATATCTAATACTTCCAAATCAATCTCAAGAGAGATATGCTCAGAAAGAAGACCAGTCAATTCAGCTTCAGCATCAAGAGAATGGTAAGCATTCAAGTCTTGTGCAAATTCTGGAGTCCATTGTGCTTTCAACTTACGAGTTTTAGCACTGATTGTTTGAGACTTCATTTGAACGTTGATCTCAGGGATAACGATAGAAGTTGCAGACAAACTGTTTGGAACAGATGGGTTACCATCTCTATCTTCAAAATCACCACGACTGTTAAAGTCTGTCTTTTTGTTATAGAAAACAGTAAACGCATTCAATACTGGAATTTCTGCTGTAGAAGCGCTAACAAAGAATTCAACATTTCCACCATTGATTTTAGTGAATTGTTGTAAATTATCTGCAGCTACAACGTTAGAACCAGAAGAGATAATCCATGCACGTACACCATCAGTATTTGGAGTAAGCAAAGAAGAAGTTGCAACAGCAAGTTTCTTAACTTGACCAGCAGCCAAAGAAGCTGAATATACTGTATTGAACTCAATATCAACATAAGATGCTGTAGTTGCAGTAGCAGTTTGAGCAGATGCTGAGAATTGGTTCAAAGAATAACCAAAGCGACCAGCACCATAAAGAGCACCTTCAGCAAGGTTACCAAAGTTTGCACTTGGAGTACCATAGATAGAATCACCAGCAGTAAAAGGATTCTTAGTGTTTCCGTATTGGAAATCAAGATAGAATACCAAACCAGCAGGAAGATTCATAGGCTGTACAGAAACGAATTCTTTAGCAGCGATTTGACCAAAGATCTTACGAACTAATGGAAGAGCTACACCAGCCCACTGCTCACCAGTACCAGGAGTAAAGGTAGCACCGCCAGAATTAAGACCACCGTTAGTATTAGAAGATTCAACTACAAGCTGTTTAGCTTGGTTTTCGAGGATTACCGCCATGTTGTTAGCGTCGTAATCTTGCATGCCCTCGAGAAGGCCTGACTTGCTCCACTTTTTAGCAAGACGCTGAGCAACACCATGTTGATCAGAGAAAGCTGTATTAGCGGATTCAGTCAATAAAGATTGTACTAAATTTGCCATTTTGTTATTAATTTTGTTTTTTGTTATTTGATTCCAGCAAGTTTTTGCCATCTACTCATCATATTATCTTGCTCGATAATAGGTTGTTTAGGAGCTATACCAGCTGCTTGTGAAGCAAAACCAATTGATTCTTTAAGTTGCTTTTTAGATTCGAAAGATTCTTTCAAAGTTTCAAAAGTGTTCTTAACCTCAGTTACAGATGTAGCGCGATCAAGAGCATTAATTACTTTTACTTTTTGAGATTCAGTCAAAGTCTTAGCTTTGAACAACTTATTCATGTAAAGATATTTTGCATTAAGAAGATTAACCTCTTGTAGGCTTTGACGAAGTTCTTCAATAGTAGCGTTAGCTTCTTCAAGCTCTTCTTCTACTTTGTCTTTCTTTTCGTCTTTTTCCTCTTTTTTCTCTTCAAGCTCAGGTTCAGAATCTTTAGCTTCTTCAATACCTTCTGCTTCAAGTTCAGCAAGAATTTCGTCTAATGAAATTTCAGCTTCAGCTTCAGAATCAGCGTCTGCTTCGTCAGAAGGAACGTCCATGCCCATATCTTGTGATCCGGCCATTACAGATTGAAGAACTTGTTTAAGGTCGCCAAGAGTGATGTCTATAATTTTAGTTTCGTCACCAACTTCTTCTCCACCTTCAACTTCTTCTTCTTCCTCTTCTTCTTCAGCTTCTTCTTCTTCAGCTTCGTTTAGATTTTCTTCTTTCATTTCATCGTGCTTAGCCTCTTCCATTTCTGGTTTATCGTGGCCAACTTCATCAACGTTAGAAAGTTCTTCGAGTTGAGCAAGAATTTCTTCTAACTCAGCCTCATTGATGTCAAGGTTTTCTTCCATTCCATCTTCAGAATAGGTTTCTTCCATGTTTGCTATATCTTGTTCTACTTCAGCCTCATCTTCTTTAAGATCTTCTACTTCATCCAATTCTTCAGATAACTTCAAACGAAGCATCTCTTGAATCTTAGGTTCGAAAGCTTCTTCAAGCGCAGCTTTGGCGTTTGCCATAGCAGATGCTCTTAAGGCTTTAGCATCAAGGATAGCGTCTTGATACAATTTGCTCATGTTTATAAGATTGTGTCGGGGATTGCTTATTAGATTATGAAAGCAATATAAGGATTTTTTTATAGTAGTGCCATATTAGATCATGGCGCATATACCATAAATATCTAAGTCTATAGTAAAATACGTAAACTTAGAAATATTTTTTATTTACTACCTAAAAATACTATAACTTCAATGTTTCCGTTATCTAAAGTTTTATAGAAAGTTATATTAGTAGGTGTTATTTGGCCCGATGCTTTTAATTTTGCTTTTTGAGTTGCTGCCATTTGTGCTGCTGATTTATTTGTACCTACTGCTTTACCTTGTACTATTTTTATTCCTTTGCCTATCATATCTTGTAGTCTTTCTATAGATATATCAATAGGCAATCCACCAGCTGCAGGTTTATAGCCTTGCTTTTCAATTTGTTTTGCAGCCTTAAAACTTGTAATATCAATATCATCACTAGCTTGTTGAACTATTTGTTGAGGTTCTTGAGCTTTAGTTTGTTGGGGACTACCAAATATAGAACTAGCTGCCATTGCAGCACCAATACCAAGGTCTTTTAGACCTAATTCATGCACTTCACTTTCTGATAAAAGTCCTGCTAACTTCTTTAGCCTTAATATTTCTAGTGAGTTGTCCATTATTTAATACAGCAAATACCTGATTGTGAACAGATAATATCTGATATTAATTGATGCACTTTACTTTCTTTACGTTGAATTATTGTATGATCTACTGATTCTCTTAATCCTGCTACAGGTTTCATATATGCACCATAAGTTGATGGTGTAGATACAAAGTCCCAACAAATAAGATCTAGATCATCTTCAACTTGAACAAGACCTTCACCAATTGGAGTAACAGAACCCATAGCTCTAGATGAAATACCAACAGTAATATTATTTTTAAACAATTCTTTTAATATATTTCCAGAAGGTGTAGGAAGTATTTCAACATCACCATATAAATCTTTACCTTCCCAGAAAAGTCTTACTATATTATGACTAACATTCTTAAGATTAATAATAGAAGATTCTGGGTGGTCTAATTCTCCTAATGCTCTATTCTCTGCAATTGGTCCAGCAATATATTTCTGTACCTGCTCAAATAAAGTTTGATAAGGATATATTCTTCTATTTGCATTAGGTTTATCAGTAGCTTGAACAAGTCCAGATACTACCATATTACCATTAGCTAAACGACGACCTTCAGTCAAAGACTGAGGAAGTGGTTGGAAAGCATTGTATTCTATTAAGAGTTGTTTAGACATTTTGTTCTTGGCCGGTTTTTAAATTTACAATTTTTAATGGCTCTCCAGTATTTTGTTCTATTCCTTTAGCTTGACTTTTACCCATGCTATCATTTTTTCCAGCTCCGACAACAGTATTTGATCCGACTGTTTTTATAACATAAGCTTCTTTCAATTTTTTTAAAACCTCTTTAAGTTTTTTCATTTTCTTTTTATCATCCTTATACATTTCCATGTATTGTTTGATTTTAGATAAATCTAAAGGCTTTTTAAATTGTTCAGGATCTCCTACCATGCCACCAAAAGGTTTTGCTTGATTCTTATCCCAGTTTGCCCACATATCTTTTACAGTTGGTTCTGATTGCGCTCCTTGAGTAGGCTCTTGTTCTTGTGACTTTTGAGTAAAATGATCCACAGTATTAATCTGATAATCTTTTTGGGTACCATCTTCCATTTCAACAGTAAATGTACCACCAACTATTTCAATTACTTTACCTTGACCATCAGGAGTATGCACTTCTGAACCCACATGATGTTTCCAGTGGCTATCTTCGTTAACTAAATCTTTTTTTTTAAGATGCGTAGTAAGGTCTTCAATAGCAGACTCTTTTAAGGATTTAACCTTTACTTTCTTCATTTCGTTAGCCTTATTCTTATGATTAGCTTTTTTAACTTCTTCAGTTTCAAGCTTAGCATCTGCCTTTTCTACATCTTTTGCATTAGCAAACATCTCTTCATCAAATGCATGAGGATTCTTTTCAAGCATTGATGCAGCTTTATTTAGAGCTTTAATATATGAATCATTAGTAAGTTCTTTTTCTTTAGCTAATAACATCTGTACTCCTCTTTTCAAGAAGTAAGGATTTACTCTATCGACTGCAGGATCTGTAGGGATGTTATTATCAACTTCATTTAAAGAACCTGATCCAAGTTCTACATCTAATTCTTTTTTCTGAATTTGTTTGATTAAATTTGCTAATCTTCTTTCAGTAACTTCATCTGGTAGGCTACCTTCTATTTTATCAGAATCTTTTGTAATAACTACTTTAATTTCTGGGGTTTTTAAATCTTTACCCATAGTTATTTTAACTATAGGTTCGAATTGAAATCCAGTTGTACCTTTTTCAATTTTAGTTTCAAAGCCTAAACTTTTACCAAAATCTTCTACTGTTTTTTTAAGTACCGGATCTATTTCTTCTATAAATTTATTTCCTTGACTAATAGCTTTTTTATATTTTGAATCACTATCACGAGATGACCAACCTCTGTCTACTGCTTTCATAGCAGCATTATATTTAGTTTGAGCAGAAATTTCATCAATTTCATTTAAAGAGCTACTATTCATTTGAGCTACCTTCTGTTCTGCCTTTTTAACTATATCTGTAACTTTCACTACTGATTGATCTATTGGTATTTCAAACATTCCTCTTCCTAAGTCTATATTTTCACCTTCCGTATCATCAGAAAGCTTTTGCATTACACGTTCTTTATTTTTAAATAGTCCAAAAAACTTCTTTGTTATTTGATCGGTGTAATATTTAACACTCATATCTATGGTTTCAAAATTATCGAACCCTTTATAGTCTCTTGTTTTCAATTCAGTTTCTGATGGACCTACAAATACAGTTAACGAACTTTTGTCTGGGAGTACTTTGTATGCAAATATTGTTTTATAACCTCCTGTTGAGTCTATATCTACACTATATCCCATGGATTCTAGCTTCGCACTTAAAGGTCCAAATAGATCTTTTATAGTAGCTTCATCAACACCAGTTTCTCCTAAAGACATTTTTTTAGCAGCTAATTTAGGATCGTTCTTTGACTTGTTATCCATAAAAGAACCATCACCTGACCAAGCTACTACTGCATCTGTATCAGCTGTTGAATTAAAATTAGGTCCTGCATTAAATACAACTACTTCTTTTGCTCCTTTGTTAGCTAACTCTTGAGCAAACTTAATTGCTTGTTGTTTGTTATTAAATTTCTTTGCGGCTTTTACATTTTGATTGCTATAATGAACTTCATAGTTCTCACTAATCTCAGCTTCACTAATTACACCCTTATTCTTAAGGATCTTTACAGCATCATCAAAAGAAGTAATATTAGTTATCCAAGGAAGATTTTTATCACGGCGTACTTCGTAAAGAAACTTCTCACGACTTACTTCACCGGCTTTATGCTTACGATATAATTCAATTGTTCTCATGCTAATAAATATTTATCTTCCTTGTCCACGATAATTCTTTTCAGAACGGTCGTGTTTGTTAAATGATTTTTGTGCTTTTCCTTTTCTTCTTTTACCGAATGTAACTTTAGCTGCGCCACCTGAACCTTTTCCTTTTGCCATTACTTAAACTTTTTTATGTTTTGATTAAGTTCTGAAACCATTTCCTTGATTTTTGCAAGGGCTTTTTCCGTGTGTACTTTATATTTAAGACCGCCTTCTCCTTCAGATAACTCTGATTTTAAACGGCTTACGTATTCAAATAGTCTATTAATTTCCTGTACTTTCCTTCTTACTTCACGAACTGCTTGATGAAATTGATCTGATTTACCTCTAGTCTTAGTTTCTGTCTTAAATTTAGAATAACTTTCATTTATATTACTATTAGTAAACCAATCATAGTTATCTTCATCATCATCTTGTTCTTCAGGTTCATAATCTTGATCTATATCTTCGTCTACAGTTTGACTATTTATAATATAGTCTGCTATATCTTTAAGATTAATTACCGCTCCTGTTTTATTTAATTTTATAGGTCCTGAGTAATCAAGCTTAGTTTTTAAATATTCAGCAAAGTTTTCACCAAGACTTATTACAGGCAATTGTTTTCCTAATTTCTTTTCTATATATACTAATAATTCTAATAACTTTATACGATTTTCGTATGCTGTCATTACAGAATAGTCTTTAGTTTCTCTAGCTTTTGCTAATAATCCTTCTACTCTAGCTAATTCTTGAGAATTTGTTTTAAGAGAATTACTTAACTCTTCAAATAATTGTTTGTAGATAAAACCACCTTTTGATGGACGATTAGGAACGGATGGGGCATCTTTCCAACCCCACTTATCCTTCATATATACTTTAGCTTTACCCGCTGCTAATTTAGGTTCAACGTCTTTTTCTTCTGGTGTTAACTTCTTTTTAACTACTTTCTTAGTTGCTCTAGGAGCAGTTTGTTCACCAGTTCCAGGAGTAAAAGTAGCTCCAGTACCAGTCACAGACATTTCTTGGCGAAGTTTTTGAGTAGCAAATTGATTGTTAAACTTAGACATTATTGGTTGTTTTTTAACTCGTCAATCAAATCAAAATATTGTAAAATTCCTGTTATAGTCTCATCTTTAATAGACTGGTTTTCTTTAATAGGACTTACAAATTTTAATACTTCTTCTAATTTGATTTTAACAACCTGATCTTTTGAAGACTCTTTTAATTCAGTTAGTTCTTTTTGAATTTCATCTAACTGACTATTTAAATATGTTTTGAGATTTTTTGTATCAGAAATGTTGGTAATATATTCTTTTAATACTTCTTTCTGCTTTTCAGACATGTCTTGATACTTGTTGTTGAACTTCTCAACCATTAGTTTATAAGCCAAAAGTCTGATCTCTTTGTCTTCCTTCATAAGATCTTCTACTATAGACTTAGGAGCCTTAGAATCAGAAAGATCTTGCTTTGTTAAGTGTTCAAGAAGATTAATTTTGTTTATAATCAACTGTTTAGTATCCGATGTCTTTGAGTTCTGTGACTCAAGAATAGTATAAATTGAAGCATAAGGCTTGTAGTTATCTATTTTAGCCTTAAAGAAATTATCTAAATCGTAGTTTTGCTTAATTTCTTTTATCAAGTTATATTTTAGTTTGTTTATTTTCTCATAGTCAAGCTTTTT